AAAGCCAGACAGCAGTTTCCGGATAAAAACGTCGATGACATTTGCCGTAGCGTACTAAAGAAGCACCGCGAAACGGTAACGCTGATGGGATTCACACCGACTCACTTAAGTCTGGCAATCGGTATGTTAAACGGCGTCTTTAAGGAACGGTGAACATGAAAAGCAAAATCATCAGGGAGCTACAGGCTCCTTTTTTATTGTTCGCATTCATCCTCAAGCGTATTAACCAACAATTCAGGGATTAATGGAAGATGGCAGACATCATTGATTCAGCATCAGAAATCGAAGAATTACAGCGCAATACAGCAATAAAAATGCGTCGTCTGAACTACCAGACTGTATCCGCAACTCATTGTTGTGAGTGTGGCGATCCGATAGATGAACGAAGATGCCTGGCAGTTCAGGGTTGTCGGACTTGTGCAAGTTGCCAGGAGGATCTGGAGCTTATCAGTAAACAGAGAGGTTCGAAGTGAGCGAAATTAATTATCAGGCACTGCGTGAAAAGGCAGAAAAAGCAACTAAAGGAAGCTACATCGTAGGGCATACATCTGTTAATCGGCATGGCTATTTAACAGGAGTTTTTGTTTGTCAAAAATGGAAAGGAGAACCCGGTGGCGTGATTGCAGAATGTCACGTTAACTGCCTGGTTGAAACAGATGCTCAGGCTTATGCAAACGCTGAATTCATAGCAGAGGCTAACCCGGCTACCGTGCTGGAACTGCTGGATGAACGGGAAAGAAACCAGCAATACATCAAACGCCGCGACCAGGAGAACGAGGAGATTGCGCTTACGGTTGGGAAGCTGCGTGTTGAGCTTGAAGCAGCAGAGAACAACCTTATTGATAGTGAATGCCATGTTGCTGAACTGGAAGAAGCTCTACGCGATAAGCAGGCGTTACTTGAAGCCTCAGAAAAGCGCAACGCAAAATTACAAAGCGAGAATGCATACATCCGCAACCGGTACAAAGAACTGGACCTATTAATCGGGAAAAACATTCTGGTCATGCAGGCTGCCATTATCGAATGGCAGGCAACTGGCGACGCTAAGAGCGGACTAGCATGGATTTATAACACACTGTTTGGCCCTGGCGAATTACCGGACGAATCTGAGAAAGATGCTCAGGCCTACTTTAATCGCAAATATGCACCGATTGACGAAAAGCTTATGGCGCTTCACAAGTGGTTTTGGGAACAAAGTGAAGCCGAGCGCGCCGCTGGCATTCGCATCAAAGGAGAGTGAGATGAACGGACAAATCTCAATTGTTCGACCGGGAGCATGTGACGATTGCGAGATACGAATGATTATTCGTCTGGCGAGGGGGAAAACAATAACTGCTCTCATTACTCCAGAAAATCTCGCATTAGCATTAACCGGAAAGTCAGACCTGCCAGTAGAGCTAAAGCTGCGAAATGTTGAGATTAAGGTGAAATAGTTATGAATACTCTTACCAAAGAATGGTTACAGAACACGATTACCAGCATTGAGTCAGCACGGGATGAAATACCGTTCGGACTCGATGAAGATCAAAACAACATGCTTACCGCATTAAAAATTGCACTGGCATCACTGGCAGCAGTATCGGATGAACGAGCAGCCTATGAATTATTTATGGAGAAGCGTTTCGGGGAATCTGTAGATCGCCGTAGGGCAAAAAATGGCGATAGAGAATACATGGCATGGGATATGGCGCTTGGCTGGATTATCTGGTGTCACCGCGCCGCCATGCTTCAGGGTAGCCAACCTGTAAGCCAAACTTACAACTTGCCAGAATTAATCGAAGGCATGGAAGTTTCCATTGATATAAGCACTTGTGATGCTGATTTAGGTAATCGCTATTTCGGCACCGTCACCGAAGCGTTAGAACTTGATACAGCCAAGAATGGTTACATCCTCTTGGTTCAGGACGCAGAGCCAAACTTCGATGTAAATGGCAACTCTCCGGGAACTCCGGATAGTTGGATAAGCTGTAGTGATCGAATGCCTGAAAAGGGCCAGAACGTGCTTATTTCGGTGAATTTCGATAGCTCTCTGGTTGAACCGCTAATATGCTCCGCACGCTATACCGGAAGCACCTTTCGGCGTGGGCAGATAACGGTTGCGCCTGGTAATGGTATTGAACAGGCCACACACTGGATGCCACTACAAGAACCGCCGCAGGGGGTGAATGATGAATTGGCCTGAAGCATTCACCGCTGTAGGAGTTGCAATCGCGGTGGCATTTATTCTGTATTCGCTTTTCCGCTGGGGATAAAGGAATGTTCGCTCTGATTCAACGTGGTCAGATATACACCGATAGCGCCGGCTACCCGATAAAAATTCTTCGCTGCATAAACAACACTGTGTTGTACAGAAGAATGGATGGGCGAACACAGTCGGTAAAAATAAACGATTTTAATGAACTGTTTGAACGGATTGATCACCAGGAATACCGACAAATTCTGGCAGAAACAGAGCAGGAAGCTCATCTGAAAAAATTACGAGCCATGAAAAGGAAGTAAAGAATGAATAAAGCATTTGAACGATGGGTCCACCAGCGTTACGGCAATCGCTATGACCTGACGCGAGGTGGTGACGGTTTCTACTGTCGTGAAGTTGTGAAGCGAATGTTTGAAGTGTGGTGCCACTGCCGTGGATGAAAATTTTATGAGGTTGGCATGCAGACAATCATCTATCAGATAACCCCCAGCAAATGGTGTACGGAGAGAGTCCTCATTGCATCAACAGGGCTAAAGCCTGGCACCATCGAGCGAGCCAGAAGAAAGTCATGGATGCAGGGAAAAGAATACCGCCATTACGCTGTAGAAGGTGATCCGGGGCATTACAGTGAATGCCTGTACAACATCGAAGAAATTATGCGATGGATCGAAAACCAGAAACAACCAGGTGCCAAAAATGCAAGTTCCGGTTAACCTGTTAATGCTCCTGGACGTCTGGGAGGTTTTATGAGTAACGCATCATACCCGACAGGCGTTGAAAACCATGGAGGATCACTCCGTATATGGTTTCACTATAATGGCAAACGTGTCAGAGAAAACCTCGGTGTTCCTGACACCGCCAAAAACCGGAAGATCGCTGGTGAGCTTCGCACTTCTGTTTGTTTTGCAATCAGAATGGGGAGTTTCGACTACGCCGCGCAGTTCCCTAATTCCCCTAACCTGAAACACTTTGGTCTGGGAAAAAGAGAGATAACCGTTAAGGCACTTTCGGAAAAATGGTTGGACCTTAAGAAAATTGAGATTTGTGCGAATGCACTTAATCGTTACCAGTCAGTAATTAAAAACATGTTGCCTATGTTGGGTGAGAAAAAACTGGTTTCATCCATAACAAAAGAGGATTTACTTTTCGCAAGGAGAGATTTGTTGGCCGGTTACCAAAAGCTTTCTAATGGAAAGATTTCTTCCATAAAAGGGCGCTCAGTGGTCACAGTAAACTACTATATGACAACCATAGCTGGAATGTTTCAATTTGCAACAGATAATGGTTATACCTCAGGAAACCCATTTAACGGTCTGGCACCCTTAAAAAAGTCCAAGGTAAAACCAGATCCTCTCACCCGTGACGAATTTATTCGTTTTATTGAGGCTTGCCGTCATCAACAAACAAAAAACCTGTGGATTCTCGCTGTATACACGGGTATTCGTCACGGGGAGCTGGTATCGCTGGCATGGGAAGATATAGATCTTAAAGCAAGGACTATAACCATCCGTAGGAATTATACAAAACTTGGCGAATTCACTCCACCAAAAACCGATGCTGGCACCGGAAGGACAATTCATCTGGTTCAACCAGCTATTGATGCTCTTAAAAGTCAGGCGGAAATGACCATGCTTGGAAAGCAACATTCTGTAGAGGTAAAGCAGAGGGAATATGGGAGAAGTACTGTGCATAAATGCACTTTTGTTTTTAGTCCTCAGGTAATAAAACAGCGGCAGTTTTCCGGACCGCACTATAAGGTTGACTCCATCAGGGAGTCATGGACAAGTATCTTAAAACGCGCAGGTCTGAGACACAGAAAATCGTACCAATCCAGGCATACTTATGCATGCTGGTCACTTGCCGCTGGAGCTAATCCTAGTTTTATCGCAAGCCAGATGGGCCACACAAACGCACAAATGGTATTCAATGTTTACGGAGCATGGATGAAAGACAACAATCACGAACAGATAGAACTCCTTAACAAAAGACTATCTGAAAGTGTCCCATGTATGCCCCATAAGAAAGCTGGGTAA